GTACATCACGAAATCCCTCATCGGGCTTCTTACGCCCAATTCGGTACGGGTCAACGGTTCCCGGAAATCTATTAAAAATTTGTTTGATATGTGTATTAGTAGCTAGGTAATGCTCTAAATCAGCCCAAGGCATGATTTCTTCAAACTGTTCATGTGTTTCTTTGTTTTCAAAACTATAGGTAGGCATTAATGCTCCTTAATATTGTTACATGTATTTATACGATTGAGTCGTACAAATTGCGCCAATTTTTAATATTTGTCACTTTATGGTCGAAAAAATCTTTACTGTGATTTGAGGTTAGTAGGAATGAGTGTAAACCCATCTCTGCCCCTAATACAGCATTCTCTGGTTTATCTTCCACCCAAATGCATCCACTATCACGATATGGCTCAAGAGCCTCATGCTTTTCAGCACCACATGGCAAGCAGATGATTTCTTCGAAAATCTTTCGACCAAACACGGCTTCAAGGTTTTTCTTTCGTAGCTTACCAGCATAGATGTCATCTGATAGAGATGTGATTACATGGAATACGTATCCATGATCTTGGTTTAGCTTTCGGACATACTTAACAGCATCACGGAATGGTGTTAGCCATCCAATAGCCGCTGACTGGTTGAAATACTCAATTAGTTGATGTGCCTTCTCTGGAGTGATACCAAACGTAGCACCCATGCAGTATGTCGAGATGGTTGGGTCTACAGGCTTGTATCCCTGTTTCTCCATCCATCTAAAGAAGCTGTACGTCCATTCTAATAGCACACCATCACAGTCTACCATTATTACTTTTTCATTCATCATCATAATATATATCTTTCTTAATCGTCTTTTTTATCAGAGAAGTTTGCTTGTTTCTCTTCACGCTTCATGCGCTTTCGATCACGGCGTTGTTTCATCCGATACTCTTTGTCATCGACAGCATCATCGCCTGATCCCCATTCTTCGTCGTAATCTTCACGGAACTTCTTAAAACTTTTAGCCATATTCTTTTACTCTTCGATTAATTCTGGAAATGCTTCCATCAATGTTTTCTTTGTAAGCCCTTTTACGGACTTGTGCGATATCATATGGTTTGCCAATAAATTAGCATCATCATTATCAATGTCTTCCAATAAGCTGATAAACAACTGTTCACGTTTCATTGGCTTCAGAGTGTCATAACCACCACCTTCTACAAAGATACGAAGTCTACGCGCTTCTTGGAATAGAAGGGCTTTTGCTTCATCTTCGTACTCATTATGTTTCCACGGTGGGGGTGTGTCTGGTATTAAAAACTTTACCCCTACATCATATATATTCTTTAGCACAACTCGCAACGGTTGGCTGTCATTTTCGCGCAACCATGCGATCTTTTCGCTCTTAGAGTCGAGTGTTTGTACATGATTTACGATTTCTGAAATAGATCGTCTTACTGCCATTTTAAAAGTCCTGTATATCTGAAACTAAGTTTTTTAGTTTCTTGGTAATAAAGAAGTTGAACAACTGTGATCGTCCAACGGTTTCCTCTTTGTTATATTCAGCCATGATCATATCTTTATAGTTCTGAGGTACTTCATTCAAGTCAATCATCTTTTTGTTCCGATTGTATCTTGCGATAGTTTCCTCATCCATATTCTCACTAGTGCCTTTATATAAAGCCATACGCTTCTGTGTCATAGGCTTCTGTCGTTCTCCAACAGCCAAACAATTGTCAGGCGATAGGATATTAGGTACACCATCACCGCTATCACCTTTGATGATATGTTCCTCAAGGAACTGCGTGGGGTTATTGTCACTCAACCAACGCTTACGGATAGGATCATATTGATCAACATTCGCATACGTCTGTAGTTGAATAAAGTCTTTATCGGCAGACAGTACAAGGTACTTTTCAGCGCCTGTGTTCATCGTCGTACCTTCATTGTGAATAATAGTACCGATAATGTCATCTGCTTCACAGTGATCAATATGGATTACCTTATACGGAAAGAATTCTCGCATCTCATCACGGATAACGTTCATAATATTAAAAACATTATTCCAATCAAGATCAGACTTGTCTCGTGTCTTCTTGCGATTAGCTTTATAGTACGGATACGCCTCGCGTCTCCATGTGTTTTTGCCATCAGCACAAATAATTATCTCACCATAATCGTTATGAAATTTCTTTCGGTTCATCCGTACTGAGTTCAAGAACATATGACGAATGACGTTTTCATCAATGTCAATGTTCGTATGGTTACCTACTGCTTGAAAAAGCGAAGCAAGGATAACCTGATTGAAGTCCATTAGTATTGCCATTATATTTCTCTTTGTTTTGTTTATAGATCATTCTAATCTATATCTTCCTCATTGTCAAGTATTTTATCTACCTCTTCGTGATATTCATCTAAGTCTATAGCATCGTTCGCAAAGTCTTGCAGAGGGTGGTGCAATCCTTGGCTCAGTAGATGTAGTGATTTAATTGTTTCCAAAACAAGAACTATAGAAGGGAAGTATTCTGATGGATCATCACCAAAATCACATCCACTTCTAATAAGTTCAGTTAATACACTTTGCCATATCAGTTCTGAAACTTGATCAGCCAAACCATATCTAAAGTCTGTTACTTGTTCTTGGAGTTCGTCTTCATTTTGGGGTGGTGTCCCAAACCTTTTTTGTTTGGGAAACTCTATAATATCAGCCATTAGCTCTCAGTTCTAGCAACAGTTTTGTCCAGTTGCTTTTAAATATATCAATACTATGAGGATACAACTGCGCTCTATCGCTTGTTGTCATCTTAGTAAGAAAGTTTGGATCATCTTTTTGGATGTCAAGAACTTGCTTAGCATATGCGTAAGCAATATTAGCATGCGCAGACTTATCTTCATTGTAGTTGTATTGAATAGTTGCGTTAGCACTTGTCTCACCCAAAGCACCAATGTTGGGGTGAATGCAAAGTACACCAGAACGGATAGCTTCGATCATTGCAATACACGACGTCTCTTGCCAAATACATGGATACAAGAAGATGTGTGCATTTTCCAACGCTTCCATAACTACCTCATTAGGCTGTGCGCCATGGTAGGTAATGTTGGGATGATCTGTCAATTCCATAAACAATTCACGGTATGGTTCGTCTCTCTGTTCCCATCCATAGATAGAAAAAGAAGAGAAAACGTCTAGGTGAATATTATCATGTACCTTAGTCAGTGCGTCAAATACTGGATAGAGCAATTCTAAGCCCCTGTGAGGCGTTGTATGGTAAATAAACCGAATTTGTTCAGTCGGTTTCTCTCTTGGCTCGTAGGCAGTCTCTACGGCGTTCTGAATGATAGAACACTTAGAGTGTGGAAGTCCATACATCGCAATATATTGATCACGTTGCCACTGCGAAACAAACACAAAATGGTCAAACTGTTTCCACTTTTCATTGCGCAATACCGCATTTTCTGGGTCTTGTGCTAGATCATGGCAGTATAGAATATTCTTATTGACATCTGCTGGGACGTGTCTTGGTCTTGAAAAGTGAATAGCTACATCACCCAACAGTTCAAAGTCCACGTTGTCTAATAGACGCTTACGCATCATCTCTGTGCCACCATTAGCGTTCTTAGATTGTTCGCTCTCGACAATATGTCCTTTATGAATCATGCTCATTATTAATTCTCCGAATTACAATAGTTTAAAATCAGTTACAGAATCCCAACGAAATGAACGCCAACCTGGGGCTTTCACATCATACACCACGCAAACTTCTTCACTCACTGCGCGAACTTTTTTCTGTGTAAGGGGTTCGTCTTTTTTTGCGTGTGGCAGTACACTTTCCATGAGTGTACACTGCATTACACGAACATCACCATTTTGCTTGGTGAAAGTTACTTCGCAAGTTCTTTCTTTTAGATTGGCAATGATGCCATCTTTATATGATTGTTCAATTCCCATAATATATATTCCTTATTTGTCACTTACTACTTAGGTACGAATTTAACCAAACCTAAGTCTTTGTTTAGAACTTTAAAAACCACGTCAGCCGCATCTTGGAGTGGGTCTAGTCTTAGGTTGGCAATGAAACGATCTACATAGAGTAGTTCTTTATCATATCGTCCTGCTATTTCCATTCCTTCAAAAAAAGTTTCAACATCGTATGGATTCTCATAGAACATCGATTGTGAATCCTTTGTTATTGCTTTTGGCTCAGCACTATGCTCTTTCTTTGACTTTGACATTCGTTTCCTCTTTATGTATTGCGTTTAGAGCGTTATGCAAGTCTGCAACAGTTCCATTATTGTGTATTCTGTGTGTCCTTACGTCGAACTTGTAGTCTTGCATGTATTTAGTGTCAATCTCAGTTCTTGATGAAATGACATATTCACGCACGATATTACCATTAAAGTATCTACGGCTATCTGTTGAATAATCACACCCATCACGTACAAGCTGTACAAGTACGAAATTCTTAGCTCCAATTTTATTTATGATAGGAAACAACTCATGTGAGAACCCACCATCAGATATAACATAATCTTTATTTGGGTCTATCTCTTCTGCTACCATTTTACCAAAGTAATCTAGTCCACGTTTTGGTTTGATAACATTTTCTGATACATGGATCATAGCCTCACGTCGAGAGAAACCCCCAAGATGAACAGATGCTCTTTCTTTTACGTCACGATTGTCATAATCAGTCATGAACCAATCTTCACTCACATCAAAATACTTAAAGGTTTCTTTAAACAATTGGTACTTGAATGAAAGATGTTTGTACCCCTTGGTTTTGAAAAGATCAGCCGCGCAATCCTTTCCTGATGCTGGAGGACCGTTGAATAATATAATCATGCAATATCACTTTCTGCTTTAAATGCTTCTTCCCATTCACCCTCTACTATGCCAGATAAGATAAACTCACGATCTCTATCTGATAGATATGGCATGGCTTCGCTAATACAAACCATTCCTGTTTCATACAAAGCCCAATCATCTGGGGCTACTGGTATATCTTTAGAACGAACTTTGCCGCTGTAGGCACTTTTTCTTTGTATTTTCATATCACCATAACTCCTAGAATTTCTAATAGGATACACTATTCTATTAGAAATGTCAAGTCTTTTACGTGGCTTCTATGAATTTTACATTGGATAATACCGTTGTAGTAGTCATCACGTAACAATACGTCATGTTCAAACTGATACTTAGCTTCAAGGTAGCCAAGTTCGCCTTTCTTCATACACAAAGTTAGTATCTCTCTGTGGAAGTTGTCAGCACCTTTTTCTTCAAGCATTTCTTTTACTGCATCAGATGAACCATAGTAGGTTTTCCAATCTGACTCTTTTATAACAGTACGCCTACGTTTATATCCCTTTAGAGGGGGGAGTTTACGAACCGACTTCAGTAGTTTCTTTCCAACGTACTTCATACCGTTAGATTTGTCTGTGATTAGATACACAAAACCAATGTATTCCCCAATCATCTCAGACGTAAACTCTTTGCCTTTGTAGTGCCACATAATATAAACTCCATGATGTTATGAAGTTATTTATGTTGGTTCGACAACCCTTGGAATGCAGATTGCTTGAGTACCTTTAGGGAAAGAACCCATCACACCACTAAACTGAAACCCAAGAGCAGATCGCGCTTCGAAGCACTCTATCATGGTGTCATAAGTCCAATAGCCCTCTACTGTAGGTTCGTGGTACTCTCCATTAAACATAAGGTTTATAAAAACTAGTGTCCATACATCAGTCAATGCAAATTTCCTCTTCGTCTTCGAATGTCACCATTACTTTCAAAGTTCGATTATCATCTTGCAACGAAAGCCATACACGTTCAACATTATGTTTAGCATACGACCTTCCGTTGTTATCAATTACTTCAACTCTAGTAATAGGATATTCGAAATGAATTTGATCTGGTTGTTTATTAAACTCAGTCATAACCACGACTTGCCACTTTATCTACATCATTTGGATCATCGTCATCAACTTCCCACTCTCGAACATATGGAAAGAATTCCCCATGACTTGCCAGTTCAATCTCTGGATATCCTTCTGAAATTAACCAAAGAGTTAAACTCCAAGGTTGTGGTAGAGGGTTTGGTAGTGCTTTGGGGAAGCCATAGCGCCACCCACCTGGTGGATCAATCATAGTTCTTTTCATAATATATCTCCTTTAGAGTTTTCCATCGCCAAAGCCACCAGAAGTGTTTTCTAGTTCTGCGGCAAATTCGGTATAACCACCGATAAGTTTTCCGTAACGGAATATTTGTGGTACGGTATTATACCCTTCTGTAAGCAAATTGTCAAGTTCATCTCTGTACTTGGTATAAGTGATGTCTTTGTATTCGTACTCAAGTCCCATACGCTCAGCAAGCTTTTTAGCTCGTAGGCAAAATGAACATGTTGGTGTTCCGTAAATATCAATCATTGTCTGTTCCCATTAAATAAGCACCTTCTGGTAAGTGCATTGCCGCTGTCATTTCGTTAAACTGTTCTGGTGACATTTCAATCAAAGAAAAATCATTCCCGTCTTGATCCCATTGACGAATGTAAACAATATCATCATAGATAAGAAATTGCACGTCTTCGTGGTTCCCTGTAGAATCTAGTATGGTTAGTGAGGTTTCGTCCCAATCCATTTCAATTGTAAACATGTTTTATTTCTCCAATCCTTTAAGCTTATCCCAAGTGTCCTTCCAGTCTTTGACTGTGAAGTTCTTACCGTATTTATTCGCAATTTTTAAAGCGTAATCGTTACCACCCTCATCCATTGCATCACCAAAGAAATAGACTTCAGCACCTTTGAAGTCAGTTAGAATTTGTGATTTGTCTGCACCTTTTGGAGCTATATCTATTCCAGTCTCTCCACCAACGTTAGCTTGTAGGTCTGGGAACATCATGTTAAATGCGTTTGCTATATTAGAACGTTCATTAGTTTTCTTGTCCCACAAGACATACTCAGCACGATTCTTCTTAGTAGCATTTCTGCCAACCACACTAAAGTTTACACACCCAGGACGTTCTTCAATATGTTTACCTGTACGCAAACCGAAACCACTTTCGTATTCACAGCTAATAAGGAATGTTCTTGCTAGTTCTGGTAACTTCCATTCGTTTCTTCTCAAGTTTTGGTCACGCTCATATACGTCATTACCAGAACAATTATACACTCGCTTACATGCATGATATATGTATGCACCAACTTGTTCTACAGTCTTGGGTTTATCACTACCAGTAACTAAGTATACATCGTTATTTTCGCAAAACTTACTAAACCACACTGCAAAGTGTTTGTTCATTCTTCCCCTACTGGGAGTCAATGTACCGTCTACGTCAAACACATATTTAATCTTCGTCTTCTTCATAAATGAACCCCTTACTATTATCAACTTCTGTTTTTGGATTACTTATCTTCATCTTAAGAATCATCCACTTGAACTTTATTTTAAGAATAAACTTTTGTATATTTCTCATAAAATTCCTTTGCTATAAATTCATGACCTTCACCGTTTGGATGTGGATCATCTGGGTGTAACTCATAACCTTTTAGTTTGTACTCAAATGTAGAACCACCAATCCCTTTTAAGAAGGGGTATCCGATATAATGCCGACTGTCAAGTTTAAGAAGTTCTTCTATTTTACTATATGTTATAGCCCATTCTACTTCAGTCCAAGTTAGTTTGTCTCTAAAAGACTTTTCGCATTGTACAAACTTTCCCAATGAAATACTGCCACAAAGTTTAGCCATTATGAACTTAATCCCAAACGTTTTGCACAATTCCTGTATT